TACGGTCAGGCAATGAGCGAAGTCATTGCAACCGGTACAGTTCAGTCGACTACGGTCAAAGGCAAGAAAGCCTTTTTCCAGATTTCGTCTGCAACCATCTCTGGTGCCTTGGGTGCGACGATTGCGATCGGAACGACTGACATCCTTGGCCTGCCGGTTCGGGTGTTCAACGTGGCCTACATTGCCAGCGTCAAGTCCAACAGCACGTTGGCTCAGGATGCCGGTACGTTTGTCGCGGCAGACACTGCAACGGCTACAACGACCACTGGTGATGTCCGCGGCACCTACGTTCCTGCAACGGCTTCGGACGGTATCGTTCGCACCGTGATGGGAATTTTGTTGCCCGGTATTGCAGTCGGTCCCAATGCAACCCGAGTTGGCGCTCTTGGCGTCACGCAAGCCTAAAGGAGGCTGAAATGGGTCAGTTTAAGCCAATGGTCAAGATGGAGACCACAGAGCCATCCGTTGAGTTGAAGTTGAAGAAAGGCGGCAAGGTAGAGAAGAAAATGCAAATGGGCGGAATGCCTATGGGCTCTGTTGGACCTGCTCGTGGTGGAATGGCTCCGGCCGCCTCTCCGGGGATGCCAGCGCTCGCCGCACGTCGCCGGGCAATGAAGGCTATGGGTGCCGCTCAGTCGGCCCCTGTAGGCCGCGCAGCCTCGATGATGGGCATGAAGGAAGGTGGCAAGTCTGATGTAATGCAAGACAAGGCCATGATCAAGAAGGCGTTCAAGCAGCACGATATGCAAGAGCATATGGGTGGCAAGGGCACCAAGTTGAAGTTGAAAAAGGGTGGGACGATGAAATGCGCCACCGGCGGCGCGATTCCCTCTGAGTCAATTTCTGGTTCGCCTGCGACGACGATTGTTGATACCGGTAAAGCTGACAACGCACCTGCCAAGACTGGCGGTGTTCGTAACGGCAATGCTGGCGGCTTCAAGAAGGGTGGTCGGATGATGAAGTGCGCCACTGGTGGTGCAATTGTGTCCGAGACTACGTCTGGATCGTATGACACAACTCAGATGCATTCGGCAAGGCCTGACAACTCACCCGCCAAGACCGGCGAAGTGAAGAAGGTTAATGCTGGTGGCTTTGCTACTGGTGGCGTTATGAAAGCCAACAACGGTGGATACCGTAAGGGCGGTGCTGCAAAAAAGTTTGCTGAGGGCGGCCGCGTTCAAAACGACGGCGGTCCGGAGCAGATGAAGCAAGGGCGCAAGCCAATGCCTTCGCCAGTGTCAATTGATATGCTTGCCGGCACCTACAAAAAAGGTGGCAGGGTTGCGCCTAACAACGCAAAGCTGCAGGTTTTCAATAATGCTGAGTATGCACCATTGATGAAAGCAGCGATGAAGGACAGTAACGAAAAGTACGGTCCACAAGCTGACTTCATGAGGCCTAAACGGTAATGGACGGGGGCTTCGGCCCCTGTCTTCATTGGAGAGTTAGATGCGCCCTTTTGTAACGACTGTGAACAACGTGACAACAACGTCGCCTGTTTACCCAACCGATACCTACACTGCGCCAACGAACATTGCGTTGAGCGTAGTCGTCACTGGTACAATCAACTACACGGTTCAGTACACGTTTGATGATGTGTTTGCCAGTGGGTACACGCCGTCATCTGGGAACTGGACAGACCATCCTTCGTTGACTTCACAAACCGCGTCAAAAGACTCAAACATTTCGTATCCGGTTTGTGGTATTCGCATTAAATCAAATAGCGGGACTGGGTCTGCGTTGTTTACTGTTATTCAGAGCGGTGGAGGTGTCTCGTGATTTCGTACAACATTGACGGCAGTTCACAGAACCAACTGCTTGATTTTCTGTCAGTTATTGCCAATCCGGACGTTTACGCGACCAAACTGAAAGAACTGCAAGCGGCAACTGAAGAGAACAAGAAGTACGTTGAGGCTGTTGCGCCTGTTTCTGACATTCTTGCTTTACGCGAAAGTTTGTTTAAGCAAAATGACGAAGCAAAGGCAGCGCTTGATGCTGCAAACGCTCAGGCCGCGCAGATTGTAAGTGATGCACAGATTTCTGCAGCAGGGATTGTTTCGGATGCGCAGGCCCAAGCGCAAGAGATTGCTATGCAAGCTGCGGCGGTTAAAGACAATGCAAACGCGCTGTCATCTCAAGTGACCGCGGCTCTTTCTGACGCTAAGAAAGCAGAGAAAGAAGCAAAAGCGGCAACTGATGCCGCAAAAACACAATCTGACAATCTAGCAAAGGCGCAAGCGGCAACAGAAGCACTACAAGCGGAAGTAGCAGACATCAAAGCAGCATTATTGGCAAAAACAAAAGCCTTCGTTGAAGGGTTGTAATGTCAGTTGTCCTGCTCACGGAACCGTTCTCTGGGGGTACTGGTTCGGGCACGGTAACGTCAGTTGATGTCTCTGGGGGTACTACCGGAATAACCACATCCGGAGGTCCGGTAACGACCTCTGGAACGATTACGCTTGCAGGCGTACTCAACATTGCCAACGGTGGTACGGGGCAGACTACGGCGACGGCAGCAATCAATGCGTTGCTTCCTTCTCAGACCGGGAACTCCGGAAAGTACCTTACCACTAACGGAACAACCACCTCGTGGGCAACCGTTACTAGCAGCGGCGGAACTGTAACGTCAGTTGACCAGTCATTTACTGGTGGATTAATTTCAGTTTCTGGCAATCCAGTAACCACAAGTGGAACTTTAGCCCTATCCGTTGCTGGGACTTCTGGCGGGGTTGTTTACTTTTCTTCGTCTAGCACTTGGGCATCGAGCGCGGCGCTTGCATCAAATGCTCTTGTTGTTGGCGGAGGTGTTGGTGCTGCCCCTTCGACGATTACAACGGGCACCGGAGTTGTAACGGCGCTTGGGGTAACGACTAACGCGGCAAGCGGTATTGTTGTCAAAGACGCAAACAGCAACATATCAACCAACGCCACGTTTAACGGATTTACAAGTGTTGCTGCGTCTGGCACCACAATTACGCTGACTGCGGCATCAACCCCGGTTTATCTTATTACTGGGTCTGGCGGTCAAATTGTTCAGTTGCCTAACGCGACGACGTTGCCATTAGGCGCAATATTTTCTTTCAACAACAATCAGTCTAGCGGTGCAATAACTGTTAATAACGCATCGGCTACATTAGTAGTGTCGGTGCCTTCGGGTGGATATACCACTGTAGTTCTGACTGCAAATGGAACATCTGCTGGTAGTTGGGATAGGCACGACCAAACACCGGCTAACGTATCTTGGTCAACGAACACGCTTGATTACCCCGGTTCAATTACCTCGGCTACTTGGAACGGCGCAACTATAACGGTAAGCAGGGGCGGCACTGGAGCAACGACGCTTACTGGGGTTCTTAAAGGGAACGGCACTAGCGCAATTACTGCTGCGACGGCTGGCACGGATTATTCGGCGGGTACAAGTTCTCTCTCGACTGGGATCGTCAAGTCAACTACCAGCACTGGCGCGTTGTCAATTGCGGTTGCTGGGACAGACTATCAAGCACCGATTACGCTGACCACAACTGGCTCAAGCGGCGCTGCTACGTTTGTAGGCAACACACTCAATATCCCAATATATACTGGTGGAGGTAGCAGCGGACCGATTCTTGAGTCGCAGATTGTTATCAGCCAGAACTACACGCTGACCAGCAATACAAACGGGCTAAGTGTTAGTCCGGTAACTGTTGCTACAGGATATGCAGTAACCGTACCAACCGGACAGACTTGGTCAATTTTGAGAACTTAAATGGCAAATATCAAAATCCAAGGCAACGCAAGCGGTGCCGGTACACAGACGCTACAGTCTGCTGCAACCGCCGGAACGCCCACTATTACGTTGCCTGATGCAACCGGAACGCTGCTTATTAGCGGGGGAGATTTAGGAACGCCTTCAGCCATTGTGCTGACAAACGGCACAGGGTTGCCGCTTACGACTGGCGTTACGGGCGTTCTCCCTGTTGCTAACGGGGGCACAAATCTGACATCTGGGACATCTGGGGGGGTACTTTATTACTCAGCTACCGGAACCTTGGCGTCTAGCGCAGCATTGGCTGCAAGTGCAATTGTGATTGGTGGTGGCGCGGGGGTTGCACCTTCTACAACCACAACTGGAACGGGCATTCTGACGTTTCTTGGAACTCCGACCAGCGCCAACTTAGCGACTGCGGTTACGGATGAGACCGGGACTGGTTCTTTGGTGTTTGGTACAAACCCGTCTGTTACCAACCCAACGGTTACAAACTACGTTGAAACTCTGTATTCAGCAAACACCAGCACAGCCATTACGGTAAGTTTGGCAAACGGCACGGTTCAAAACTTGACGCTGACGGGTAACGCGACGATTACGATGCCTACTGCGGTGGCTGGGAAGTCATTCATTATTATCCTGTCTCAAGACGCTACGGGAGGCCGTACAGTCACTTGGTCTACTGTATCTTGGCCTTCGGCAACCGCGCCAACGATTACGAGCACCGCAAGCAAGAAGGACATCTATTCGTTCTTCTCTGACGGAACCAACTGGTACGGCGTCACTGTGGGGCAGAACTACTAATGTTTGCCGCATCTAAAACAAAACGGGTTGCCGCTGCCGCTGCTACTACAGACCAGTATTTCCCATACGTTCCGTTGTTGCTGGAAACAACGACCACCAACGGGCAACAGAACAACACGTTCTTAGATTCCAGCACTAACAACTTCACCATTACCCGCAACGGAACCCCGACGCAGGGTTCTGTAACTCCGTATTGGACTTCTGGGCAATGGAGTAATTATTTTGACGCATCAAAAATATCAATATCTTATTCAACTGCAACTGACATATCGTCAGGAAATTTTACAATAGAGTTTTTTGTATTTGCACCTCCTCAATCGGCTTCTAATGTTAGAGCAATTGCTTTCTTTGACGGCGCACCAGCATTGGCAAACAATATTGGTTGGGATTTTGTTTTCGCTACAACAAACAGTATTTATTTTGAGTTTAACAGCGGTGGTACAGGCGTAATAGGTTTAACCTCAGGTGGTTTGACAAATTCTTGGAATCATATTGCGGTCACTAGAAGCGGTAGCACTTTTACAATTTGGTTAAATGGGGTTAGCCAAAATACCGGAACCAGTTCCGCAACGGGAAACACAAATTCATCATGGGCAACAACTATAGGTAGCGTTACTGCTCTGAACACCGGTGCTTGTAACAATGTTTATATTTCAAATTTTAGGATTCTAAAAGGAACAGCTTTATATTCCTCAACATTTACGCCTCCAACCTCTCCCTTAACAGCAATTACTAACACGGCAATTCTTACTTGCCAAAACAATCGTTTAATAGACAACAGTACCAATGCTTTTACAATTAGTGCAACCAATACTATAAAAATTCAAGCCTTTCAACCGTTCTCACCCTCCGCTTCGTACACCACTGCGTCGTATGGTGGAAGTGCATATTTTAATGGTTCAAGTGATTATTTGTCTTTGCCAACAAATGCTGCACTAACTCTTTCTGGCGACTTTACTGTTGAATTTTTTATATTTATTACGGCAACATCAAATAATCAAACTATATGGGCGGCACCTGATGCTGCTAGTGATCGGTCCATTCAACTTGACGGTACAACTGCAAACATATCTTATTACGACGGAACAGCTCTTAGGGCATTTGGGTCAACAATTAACAATACTTGGGCTTATATAGCACTTTCTAGAACAGGAACAACGGTTCAAGGATTTTACAATGGAGTCCGAGGGTTTAGCGTAACAGATTCAGGAACATTAGAATTTAGCGCGGCAAATTTGTTTCGTCGTGGTAGAACCACTGCGGGAAATTATTTTAATGGCTATGGTTCTAATTTTAGAATTGTAAAAGGTACTGGGTTGTATTCTGGAACAACAATCACCGTTCCAACCGCACCGTTATCAGCAATCACTAACACCAGTTTGCTGCTTAACTTCACCAACGCAGGAATCTACGACGCTGCGGTGCAGAACAATGTGATAACGGTTGGCGACGCTCAAGCGTCAACCACTCAGTACAAGTGGTCGCCAACAAGCATGAAATACGACGGCACTGGCGACTGGCTGACGGCAATTGATAGCCCGCAACTGCAACTTGGTACCGGTGATTTTACAATTGAAGGTTGGCTTTACCTATCTGCAAACGGTGTTATTTACGGAATTGTAAGCAAAGGAACGGCAACAACTGGATGGTCCGTAAACGTCACAGTTTTAAATAAACTTCAGTTTAGCTACACCGCGTCAAATCTGACGGGTACAACCTCATTGGCCGCAAGTACTTGGTACTATTTTGCGGTCGTTCGATCTGGTAGCGCCACGGGGAACCTGAAGGTTTATTTGAACGGATCGGTTGAGGCGACCAGCGGCGGCGCAGTGACGGACAACTTTAACCAAACAAACATTTTGTATATTGGTGCGGATCGAATTGGGTCGACTCCTTTGAACGGGTATCTGCAAGACGTTCGCATTACCAAACTTGCCCGTACAATCACAACGCCAACAGCCGCGTTCCCAACGAGGTAACCATGCAACTTGCTAACTCAGAACTCATCATCAAAGACCACACAGAGTGGTTCCCCAACACTTCGTTTGGTGACCGTGGACCAACGCTAGATTGGATTGCTGAAGCTGGCTACTACGTCATTTCGGTATGGAAGCCCTACGACCATGCGACCGAGAAACTTGTGTCTGTTGCCCCGCATCTTTATGACGGTATGTGTTGTCTGGTTGAGGTTGAACCGCTGACGGTTGAGGAACTTCAGTCTCGCGTAGACACGCAATGGGCAGTTGTTCGCAATCAACGCAATCAGATGCTCAAGAATTGCGACTGGACTCAGTTGTCAGACTCTCCCGTGGACAGGATACTGTGGGCAATGTACCGCCAAGAGTTGCGGGACATCACCAAGCAAGCCGACCCGTTTAACATCACTTGGCCAAATCTAAATGCCGTCTAAATCCCCAGCCCAGCACCGCCTGATGGAGGCTGTGGCTCACAATCCAAAATTTGCAAAACAGGTGGGAATTCCTACGTCGGTTGGAAAGGACTTTGCCTCGGCTGATAAAGACAAGAAGTTCAAAGAAGGCGGATCAAGCGTAAACGAAGCAGGCAACTACACCAAGCCTGAGATGAGAAAGCGTTTGTTTGATCACATCAAGGGTTCCGCTGTTCAAGGAACGGGTGCTGGCGAATGGAGCGCAAGAAAAGCGCAACTGCTAGCTAAGCGGTACAAAGAAAATGGCGGCGGATACCGAGATTGAGATGACAGATCCACAGGAAAGCCTGAAGGCTTGGGGTGATCAAAAGTGGAGGACGAAGAGCGGGAAACGGTCGTCTGACACTGGCGAGCGGTACTTGCCTGAGAAAGCAATCGGTTCTTTGAGTCCTGCGGAGTATGCGGCAACGACTAAAGCAAAGAGGGCTGGCAAATCGCAAGGCAAACAGTTTGTAGCCCAGCCCAAAAAGATTGCGGAAAAAACTTCAAAGTTTAGGTGGTAGATATGAAGAACCCATCACTAGCAATTGGTCGCGGTGAAAAATTGCCTGTTAGCAAGGGCGCAGGGCTTACGGCAAAGGGCAGAGCAAAGTACAATAGCGAGACCGGATCTCATCTCAAGGCACCGCAACCCCAAGGAGGGGCAAGACGTGATTCGTTTTGCGCCAGAATGGGTCCGGTAGCAGAAAAGAGCGAGAAGGGAAGTCGGTCTAGGGCCTCGATGAAGCGTTGGAACTGTCCGGGTTGGTGATCTATGGCGTATAGCGGAACAGTCGGCACCACGGTTATCAATGTTCAGCAGTTGATCGACCACGGCGCACGTCGGGCCGGTAAACTTGCGGAGGAACTGACCTCGGAGCAACTAACGTCTGCCCGTGAGTCGCTGTTCTTCCTTTTGTCCAACCTCATCAATATTGGGATTCAGTATTGGGCAATAAGCAAAAAAGTGTACGGCCTGAAAGCCGACCAGTACATCTACGACCTTCCTGTTGGCGGAAACGACGTATTGCAAGCGCTGTACAGGAAGATGTCCAGACCGTCTGGCTCTTACTCCTCCAGCGCCGGTGGAACAGTTGAGAATGCCTTTGATGGCAACATCGACACAATCTGTACGCAGTCGTCTCCGGGTGGGAACATCTCCGTTAATTATGGATCAACAAATCCGGTCTATATTGGGTCTATCGGCGTCCTGCCGGGCGTTTCTGGCACGTTCAACGTGGTATTTGAGTGCTCCTCTGACGGTAGTACATGGACCACGATCGCCGCTCCGGGTTCAACCGTCTGGGTGGACAATGAATGGCTCTGGTACGACATCGATCCGGGATACACAGTTCCGTACTATCGCATCCGGGCAATCTCAGGAACCCTGAGTTTGCGGGAGTTGTTCTTTGGGAATAACTCGACCGAGATCACGATGGCCCGGTTGAACCGGGATGACTACACCAACCTGCCGAATAAGAACTTCACGGCCAATCAGCCGTTCCAGTTTTGGTTTAACCGCACAATCCCGCAGTCCAAGATGTACCTGTGGCCGGTGCCAAACGATCCGTTTGTGCAGATGACGGTTTGGTACTCGCGTCAGATTGACGACGTTGGTGCGCTGACCAATGAGTTGGAAGTGCCACAGAGGTGGTACGAGGCAACTGTGATGATGCTGGCTCACCGGATGGCGTTAGAACTTCCCGGTGTTGGCATGGATCGAATTCAGTATTTAGAAAACCAAGCTGAAAAATATTTAGCATTGGCTGAATCTGAGGAAAGAGATAAAAGTCCAATATATTTTGCACCAAACATTTCGGTGTATTCTAAGTAAATGCCACGCTTCCTTGACACTCGTGGGTATTCTGACATTGCAATCGCAATCTGCGATCGGTGCCGTCTCAAATATCCTCACTCTGTGTTGCGGCCGGATCCAAACTTTCCGGGCCTGCAGGTTTGCGATACCGGGTGTGCTGATCAGTTTGACCCGTATCGGTTACCAGCAAGAAAGACGGAGCGAATTACAATCAGGTTCCCGCGTCCTGACGTGAGCGTGGCCGCAAACGATGATTACCTATTGACCGAGGGTAGCAATCAGTTCCAGATTTCGTTGGAGGGCAACTCGCAAGTGCCTACGAATAACGGCAATTTGGATACGATCGCTCCCAGCCCACCGAGCCAAGAGTAATGTCAGCACAAGTCACGATAACAAATTTACCTGCAGCCGGTGCTCTTACTGGTAGCGAGGTTGTACCAATTGTCCAGAACGGACAGACCGTTAGGACGACCTCTGGTGCTATTGGTGCCACCGCTGGTGGTGTCTCATCAGTATCGACCGGAACCGGATTGACGGGCGGCCCGATAACGACAACCGGTACTATTTCCTTAGCCACTACAGCGGTAACGGCCGGCAGTTACACGTTGGCCAATATTACGGTCAATGCACAGGGACAGATCACGTCTGCGAGCAATGGAAGTGTTGCCAGTGGGGTTACGACACTAAGTGGCGGGACGACTGGATTAACCCCTGCAACGGCCACCGCGGGCGCTGTAACGCTTGCGGGGACGCTGAACGTAGCCAACGGCGGAACTGGCCAAACAACCGCAGGAGCGGCGTTTAATGCCCTGTCCCCGATTACTTCTACGGGCGATCTGATCGTTGGCAACGGCGCAAATAGCGCAACAAGGTTAGGGATTGGCACTAACGGTTATGTTTTGACGGTTAGCGGCGGAACTGCTGTTTGGGCTGCAGGGGCAAGCACAGGGGTTTCAACCTTTAGCGGCGGTACTACTGGGTTGACCCCAAACACCCCAACCGCTGGTGCTGTAGCGCTGGCAGGAACTTTGGCGGTGGCCAACGGAGGAACCGGGGTTACGGCATCAAGCGGGGCCAACTCGGTAACGTTGAGGGACGCCAACAACAATATTACGGCCAATGGTTACTTCAACGGGTTTACAACCGTAGCAGCGTCGGGAACCTTGATTACGTTGACTGTAGCGTCTACGCCGGTCTATTTGGTTTCAGGTTCTGGCGGACAAATCATCAAGTTGCCGGATGCAACGACGCTGCCGTTGGGGACGATATTTTCGTTTAACAACAATCAGAGTTCTGGCGCGATTACAGTTAACAACAATTCAAGCACGTTGGTTGTTTCTGTTCCGTCTGGCGGGTATACCACGGTTGTGTTGATTGCAAATGGAACGGCCGCAGGGACATGGGACCGGCACGATCAATCACCTAGTAACGTATCTTGGTCAACAAATACATTTGACTACCCCGGATCCATCACATCTGCGACATGGAATGGTGTGATTGTTGCAACCAATCGAGGCGGGACCGGGACTGCGTATGGCGTCACCGGCGGCACATTCTAAGGCAAATCATGGCACAGACTAATTACACCCCAATCTCGCTGTACTACAGCACGACGGCCTCTGCTGTTCCGACTTCTGGAAATTTAGTTAACGGTGAGTTGGCAATCAATATTGCCGACATGAAGCTATACGCCAAGAACAGTTCAGGCGTAGTGACGCTACTTTCTTCAAGCGCAGCGACAGGAACGGTTAGTTCAGTTGCGATGACGGTGCCTTCATTTTTGTCTGTTTCTGGAAGCCCAATTACAAGCAGCGGAACGCTTGCGGTTACGTTGTCTGGCACTGCCCTTCCGGTTGCCAACGGTGGCACCGGGGTCACAAGTTCTACGGGGTCGGGCAGCGTTGTTCTTTCGACTTCGCCAAACCTAACAACCCCGGTTCTTGGTACGCCAACGTCTGGCAACTTGAGTAACTGTACTGCTGATGGTACGGATTCCGTTGGGTTCCGCAATATCCCACAGAACGCGCAGACCGGCAGTTACACAATGGTGTTGGCTGATGCTGGTAAACACATCTACCACGCTTCCGGTGCTGGCGCAGCGACCTATACAATCCCCGCTGCCACCTCGGTTGCATACCCAATTGGAACGGCAATTACTTTTATTAACTTGTCGGCAACTTCAATTAGCATAGCAATCACTACGGACACAATGTATCTATCAAGTGCTGGTACAACTGGCACTCGGACTTTGGCTCAATACGGTTCAGCAACGGCCATCAAAGTATCCGGACTTTCATCTTCGGGCATTTGGATGATTTCAGGAAGTGGATTGACATGAGTGGCGTACAACAAGCAGTCTTTCAGAACCAACGGAGTTTTGGTACCGGGGCGGGTTCTGCTAGTTATACAGCAATTGGTAATTATACTTGGGTAGCCCCGGCTGGAGTTACTTCTGTTTCTGCTGTTATTGTTTCTTCCGGGGGAACGACTTGCCAAGGAACATCTAAAGGAAAACAATATGGGTCTGGAGGTGGGGGAGGGGCGCTAGGTTGGAGAAATAACATTTCTGTAATTCCCGGCAAAGGTTATTGCGTTACCCTTTCGGCTACTTCTAATTGCACTTCTACTAGGTCTTCTTTTATATGTAATACAGTTTCTACCCCCGGATTGGTTGTAGTTAGTGCGCGGAGTTTATATGGGGGGACTAGCTTAGGGTGCGTTGTCGGCCAAATCACCTCGCCCGGCGGAAACTCCGCCTATTCTTCTTGCGACCGGTCTGGGGGGGGTGGAGCAGGAGGGTACTCAAGTTCGTATCAAGGAGGTGCTGGTTATTGGCATGTGTATTTTTGTTGTCCTTGTGCCGGTCCAATATGTTGTGGCGCTCCCGCCACTGCGGGAGGTCGTGGCGGTGGCGGTGGCGGGAATGCGGCGCAAGGAGGGGGCGGAGTTGGTCTTTACGGAGAAGGTTGCAGCGGTGCGGCAGGGGGTTATGGCGGGTCTGGCGGAACCAATGGAGTTACCAATGCTGGTGGAGTTTACGGAGGAGGCGGAGCAGGCACAGGCAACGGAGTTGGCGGAAGCCCCGGAGGTCCTGCATTAAGGATTGTATGGCCCGGCACGACCCGTAAATTCCCATCAACTTGCGTGGGCGCACCATGAACCTGTATATCCAAGTTAAAAACGGTCAACCAATTAACCATCCTGCTTTTGAAGATAATCTTATTCAAGCATTTGGTTTGGTTCCAGAAGGATGGGAACCTTTTGTTCGAGTGGAGCACCCTACACTTGAATGGAATCAAGCCTTTGAAGAACCTCACGTTGTGTATGACAATATTAACGG